TAGCTTACCTCGACTCGATTCTTGCGAAGTTCATCAAAGTGTTCACTGTATTCTTCCGAAATCATGCTTCTTCTACCTCCCCAAAATATTTCTTGTACAATTCATAATCATTTTTGCCGATCAGAACTTTAACTGTAGCTTCTTGTTCCATTCGAAGATCACTGTATGTGTAAATGGTTTTTGTAGTCTGTATACAATAGCTTCCAACATCAGTGATTCTACTTTCAGTCTCAACTTCTTCTTCAGCAGAAAACCAATTCCCATGAGGGGTTGTGAAATAAACTCTGCGTTTTGCTCTACATAATGTGATATATTCCAGACTTGATTCGTATGTAAAAACTTTTTTCGCTGATTCTGTGTCATACAGCTTTTCATCCTCCAGAACAGCTTTCTCGTGATGATATTCATACACCTTGTCATGCATTAAAGGTTTTTCAAGCGGATGATAATTTTCATCCTGAAGGGCAAAACCGCCTTTTTTATTTTTTAAAAATTTTTTAAGTATCGACATTTGCCTACCTTCTCCGAAAATATTCTGCCAGGGCTTCCCTTGTGATCTGCGATACGCTTTTACCGGTTCGATTCTTTTCGGCTATGAGCTTTCGTTCTAGCTGTCCTGTAAGCCGGATTCGGATTGATTCGCCTTGTGGGTTATTCTTTTTCATAGGCAGTGTCCATCTTTACTGAAAGGATTGGTTTATCATCAGCTTTTGCTAAAAGTGTAATCCCTTCACCTTCTTTCCAAGGTGATGTGGCTATCTGAATATTAGAAACACCAGTTTCGCTACAGATATTCAGCAACTGTCTAGCAATATCCATCAGCCCTGACCGAAGATATCCATCGTTGTTTACTATTTTCTCCATCTTGTTCCTACCCTTCTGTGAATGTAAATGGTTATCATAAATCATTTATTGCTTTTAATTTCTGATTAGCAATTTCAACCGGAGAAGCAAGTACGCTAAGCGACAAGTCTCTTATAAATGATTCTTCTAACGTCATGTTTTCTCTCTGAAACAACATCGGAGCTGTAAGCACATAAATTTCAATATTCAAATCACGGAGTCGTCTCCATGTTTCTTCGATTTCATCCTTGGTATTTCCAATGTCATCAACTCCGCAAATAATCAAAGAATCACCATTTCTCATTTTTTCACAAAGATGTTCGAAATTATTATTTTCATCTATTGAGTCGCAAACAAATGTGTCAATTTCTTCGTTCAAAAGTATCTTTTTCTTTGCAGACAATGGAAACCAAATGCCTGACTCTTTTGCATATCCTATTTTCATATTTATACCTGCCTTTCTGATATCGCCTTGTTGTTTATGGCAGAGAAACCATTAAGGCTTATGGCTTATCGTGTTGCAATCACTATCTCTGCCATGGTGAACTCTTTTTTTGTTTTTTTGGAATTTTTAAGCCTTGCTGTTAGAGGAGGCTTTTTTAATTTTTCGGGAACTCGGAGTACTCACTCGGTGTGTGCTGGGGCTTATATACACCCCCTCCCCGGTATCCATGCCGGACGCTGACCTTTAATAGCCTGCGGCAGTGGTCAAGGATGAAATATATAGCAGATAATTGTCAGAATATTACATCTATAAGAAAAACAACAGTTTTTGATATACATATTGCACAATTTAAAACTGTATATATGTACATACTGCATAATTTCGCTAATTATCCTTATTTCTTGGCTGTTTGTCCGTCACTCATGTACATTTCTGGGCTTTTATTCTGTTACAGCTCCGGCTTTTCCATCTCCGGAAGTTCCAGCGCCGCCCTGTGTTTATCTGCGATCTGCTGCGCTGTCTGGTGTGGTATACCGTCCTGCTGTGCTGTCTGCACTGGTGCTGTTTCTGCCATGCCGTAAGCTGCTTTTGCAACGAATATCAGGTTAGCATTTGTGCCGGGCTGGTTATTCAACCTATTAACTGTACAATTCTTGCAGATATCAAACCATTTTTTAACCGTGGTGCCATGCGATGAGCTTGTTCTATAGTCCCCACGCATCCAATCACTAAATGTTGACCGATTAATATTAACTAAAAAGCTAAATACTTCTAATGTCGGTAACACATTGTATTTACTGCATATCCTGACAAATATATTAAATATATTATCCAGCAACTCTATATCATCGTTACTTGGTTTCGGTATTCTATCAGCAATATAAAAGATCATATCTACAAAACTATCAGCAACAGTAGCTTTATACTCTTTCTGTGTATCAAATTCTTCTGGAGTTACTTGTAACACAGCGTTTATATATTCATCCACAAGCCTGTATATGTCATTCTCATATACTTCTATTCCCTGTTCTGTTACTGTTGTATTACTCTTTTTCACTGTATCACCTCCAAAAAATTGAAATAAAAAAAGACGATAAAACACGCTTGCAGATACAATCTGGGACTTTTCAAAATCCCTTTATTCTTTCCGATCTGCTCGGTTTTAATCGTCTTAAATAGTCTTATTATTCTTATTGCCTTTCGGCTTATTCAGTTGTTAACTCTGTTTTATCATACTTTTATATTACTGTCAACAGTCTATTTAATTTTATTTTTACCGTTACATTACTCTTATTAACTCTATATATCTATACAGTACTGTATAGCACATATATTAATAAACTCTAGGTCTCTAGAATCTAGGACGGGATTATAAAAACAGTTATTATATACTTATACATTATGTAATACGGTCATTTTCTGGCTATTAAACACAAAAAGCCAGACCTTCCGGTACTTTGTCCGGCTTGATCTGGCTGATTAATCAATATTTTTTTCACGCTCTGGCTTGTAGCTCCCGTCCTGAGTTCCGTCACCTGTCGTTATTTTTATTTTATCCACATCGGTTTCAAAAATCAAGTCCCAAAATAAAAAAAATTTTGCTTGACAACTTCGGCAGTTTTGTGATATATGTGTTTTAACAGCTTCGGCGGTGGGGCTGTTTATCGGCTGAGTGCCGCGCCGTCGTTACGCCGCCAGAATAAGGCAGCAAAAGCCCCCGGAACTATCTCTCAGGGGCTTATTTTTGCGTTCCAATATGGTTCTACTTTAAATAATGTAAAATTTTATAATACTTTTTACATTCCAATATGGGGCTACTAAACTCTATTCTATTATACCACATATAAAAGTGATTTGAAAGTTAATTTTCAAATCAGCTCTGTTTTCTTTTCCTCCCTTATCTGTTCTTCATATTTTTTTATGAGCCATTCTGGGACCGGTTCGTCTCCGTCGTCACCCCTGTATTTGATCGGGTCAATATTGTTTGTGAAGCACCACTCCCAACTATTATACTCATCACCGTCTTTTGATACGACGTAAAATATATCGTATTCGCTATCTACAAATGCCATTGTGTCTGTTGCGTTCATTGTATATAACATGATATACATGTTTCTCCTGTATGCGTACGCCATTTCTAGTGGCGAATCTTCACCACTCAGAAATCCCATGAACATTTCAACGTCGTATGAATCTTTCGACAATTTGTTATAATAATCATAGACCTTTTCGTCCCATCCGTCCGGGAAAAGTTTACGATCTTTTATTTCCTCGTTACCTTCTTTAGCCATTTTGTAAATGGTTTCAAGTTTTACTCTCTTAATCATTTTTGTCATGACTCCTCTCTACTCATCGTGGGGCTATGTAATGTACTTTCTTTAACGCATAGCCTGTTTTAAGAAAAACTCTAATTCTTCTTCGTAGTATTCTTTGCAATAAAATTTTGCTTTTGCTTTGTACTTTTCTTTTACTTCAAAGAAATCGTTAAATTGAGAATTTGCTCGTTTTATATTTCCGAGTTCGTACGATTCCGCTTTGTGGTTTACTTTATTGTACCCTTTTTCCGGATTTGCAGAATCAAACATTTTGATTGCCATATATTCAAAGTGTCTTAAATTATGGTCTTTCAAATGTTTAGGCAATAGCTCGACCTTTGTTAGAGGATAAGCAATAAAAGAATTACCGCTATCAAAATCTTTTTGAAAACTACTTGACGAATGTTTCCCTTTTTTTAGGCTATATAAATGCGTTTTCAATCTTTTGTGTATATTTCTAGTTGAGCCAATATATACTTTTTGATTGTCCATATTTACAATTATATAGACGCCCGGGAAATCAGAATTTTCATTGATCCTAAATTGTTCTGTTTTCACTGTAACCACTTCCTTTCTATGGTTACAGTATATCATTTATTAAACTATGCGTCAAGTATTTTATTAAACTATTCTACTAATTTTTCATTCTTTCCAATTCTTTCTGTATACACTCCAGAACGAATGCAGACATCTTGACACCTTTTAGATCGGCTGCTCTTTTTACGTCTTCCTTGGTTCCCTTTGGTGCCATTACTGTTATACGGTCGTACTTGTCTTTTTGATATTGTGCAATATATGAAAGTTCTTTTTCTTTCTCCTTGAATGCCATTTATTAGCCCTCCTATTATTGGTTTTATTTCATTATATCACTTATTAAACTATGCGTCAATTATATAGCGACATTTTGACTATTGTTTTTTGTCTTCCTATTATAAGGAACTAAAAAACATAAAATAAAAAAATATGTTTTTTATTAAACTATGCTATTGACATTATTATTAAACTATGCTATTATAATACCAACAAAGGGAACACAAAACAAAGCATTTAGAAAAAGGAGAAAACAAAATGGAAGAAAAAAGACTGTACAACCTGGCATACGATATGTTGTTAATAAGATGGGGCAGCGAACACGATTTTTTGGAAAAACACCCAGATGACGAAATAGCGAAAGCCAGAGAGAAAAAGCTTTGGAACGAATTAATACAACTCAGAGAAGAAATGAAAGAAAAGAAATTAGCATAATAAAAAAAGCCGGTTGCATCCTACCAAGACAGACAACCGGCACCCAAAAAATAAAAAAGAAAGGGCGTTCTTATTGTAACAGGGCGCAAGGTAAAAAACAATGACAAAATACAATTACATGGAAGCAGTAAAAGAAGATGTTAAAAATTATATTGATTGTGAAATTGATTTCACAGATTTTGACAGCCTGGAAGAACTGGAAGAAAAATTGAATGATGAACTTTGGGCAGAAGACAGCGTGACAGGTAATGCAAGCGGAAGTTATACCTTTAATCGTGCCACAGCTGAAAATTACGTAAACAGTAACAAAGAACTTGTTAACGAAATGGTTAGCGAATTTGATTGTAAAAAACAAGTGTGTGACTGGTGGATGAATGATAATTTCGAATCTATTGACGTTTCTATTAGATGTTACTTATTAGGCTCCGCAATTTCTGAAGTGCTGGACGATCTCGAAGAAGATTTTGACGAAGCACACAAAGAAATGGAGGTATGAACCGTGAAAAAATATACCTATTCCCAGTGGCAGCGAATCCATCGAAGAAAAGTTATTCATACCGCAAAAGCCTACTTGTTAGGCTTTGCGGCTGTTTCTTTCCCGTTCCTGTTGGTTGCTCATTATATTTTAATTGGTTATTAAGGAGGATTAAAAACATGAAAAAATTAACATTAGTAGAATATGGATGCACGGGAACAGGCTACGGAAACGGCTCAGACGTGCCGAATTGTAGAGTTCGTGCAGAATTTGACACGCTGGACGGTCTGCACGTTGTTGCAGATTTTGGCGGCTACCAGAGACGCGACGCAAATAAAAAAGGGTGCCCAATGGTGCAACCTAACGCGTTACATGTCGACGGCACATACTACGACACTGAGGGCTGCGGGCGTTCTTATGAATATAGACTTGCGCAAAAGGGATTTGATTTTTCACGTTTTGATTTCACAAGAACCGGAATTTTGGCATTTGTAAACGAGGTGACCGGGGAAAAATATACGGAAATCGAGTTTACAAAAAGGATTTAGTTTTCAGGCGTAACGGTTCCCACCGGGTTCGATTCCCGGCAACGCCTTTTATAACCCGGCTCCCATGGGTAAAGGGAAGAAGGAAAGAAAGAAATGAGAAAATATAATTATTCAGAAATGGGCGCTATTTGGTGCGATCATGCCCGGGAAATAGTCGAAAATGGCGTTTTTATTGCCAATGATGGCAGTAATTGGGATTTATGGGAACATGGCGGGACTGTGTATAGTATTCCTGTCGAAGGCTCCGGCTGCGGTGCGTCTGTCTGGTGCGGCGTCAAAAACCTAAAACGGCACTTGTACGGGCTTATGCATATTTGCGGCCGTTCTTCTCTTGTTCCGAGTTGCTGGGAAAATGTTAATACTGATTTTTTGGCATCACTTGGCATTTGTTAAATAGGGGGGGGTGGTATTATGTCAAAAGCTAAAAGGAAAAAATTAGAACAGGCTGCGATTGAGATTTTAGCCGGGTCGATGGAATATATTGGAGAATATGACCAAATCTGCAAAGAAGCTGCAAACCTTACAGATTCGGAACTATTGAATTTTTTAGAAAAATATTATGATTTAGAGCAGTAAAAACGCTGCTCTTTTTCTGACGTCC